TAGGACTAATAGTTCAGATGGCATACGAATGGTGTCAACGTATTGGTGATATGCGAGAGTTGAAATGGGAAAATGTGTTTTTAGATAGGTCGGAGTTGTTTTTAGAACAATCAAAACGTAGGTCGCAAGTGTTTTTACCTATCTCTGAAGACTTGAACACCATGTTGAAGCAACAAAAGGAAGAGTTTGGCTTCCAACCCTATATATGTCCCAAAATAAAGCCTATACAGGGCGTGTATGTACCTTATGGGAAGTATGAGATAGGAATGTTGGCAAGGCGTGTCATGAGGAAGATAGGGCTGTCTGACGAACTACGGCTTATGGACTTACGAAGAACTGGAGTTACACAGATGGTCGATGCAGGTGTAGATATTAGCCAGATTATGTCTGTTACAGGACATACAAACATAAGTTCGGTACAGCCTTACATTAAAAATACGTTCACAAGTGCAAACAATGCATTGACAAAAAGAACGAATCATGTTAAAAGCACTTTAAGTGCAGACATTGAAAGTGATATAATATGATAAATGATATATACAGTTTAGTGTTACAGTTAGAGTTACGTGATGGAGAAACTAAGCGTATGAATTGTCCTAATTGTGATGGTTATAAAACTTTTACTGCCACTAACAATATGGGTAGTCTTGTGTGGAATTGTTACAAGGCATCTTGTTCCGTATCTGGTGGAGTTCGTGTCCAGTTGACATCGGAAGACATTAAGAAGTCTTTGGGTTATGCTGTAAAAGAGTTGGACAATGCTGACTTTGTAATGCCAGAGTATGTTGTGCCGTACAATGGACAGCGTGAGATTACTAGGTTCACATCGAGGTTCGGTATTGACGAATGGGAATTACATTATGATGTAAAAGATAATCGTGCTGTCTTTCCTATTGTGCATAATGGCATTACAGTTGATGCTATTGGCAGATCGTTAAGAAATAGCTTGCCAAAGTGGAAAAAGTATGGTACAAGTGGATTGCCTTTTTCTCATGGGTTAGGGAAAATGGCAGTTGTGGTTGAGGATTGCGTGAGTGCTTGTGTGGTTGGTGGAGATGAATTTGTGGGTGTTGCTGTGTTGGGTACATCTCTTTCGGAAACACATAAAAAGTATTTATCGCAGTTCTCAACTGTTATCGTGGCACTAGACCCAGATGCATTGCCGAAAACTGTAGCCTTTAGTAAAGAGTTGAGAGGTCATGTTGACAACGTAAAAATATTACGCTTGACAGATGATCTAAAGTACAGTAGAGAGATAGACATACACAATTTAAAAAGAATGGGAGACACAGCATGGAATTAAGTTTAGTTAGAAGTTTGATGGACAGAGCCTTCTATGAAGAGCATAGAGGTGCTAGATGCCCAGATAGATTATTCAGTAAAGATGTTCGAAAGATTAAGACATCTATCGACAAAGCGATGTACAACTACGAGAGAACTGTCACACCAGACGAGATCGAAGCGTTGTTCATGGCTAACAATCCTACCCTAACAACTGCACAGAAAGGTGCATACGGAGATTTATTCAAGAGGATTAAGAAAGAAGATCCTTTGGGTAATGATGTAGCACAAGAAGTCTTATCAAAGTTATTCCAACAAGTTGTGGGCGAAGATATTGCCAATCTTGGTTTTGATTATGTAAATGGTTCGCAGACAAGCCTTGAGCCTTTGCGTAATATACTTGAGAGTTATGGCGATGACTTCACCCCCAACCTTAACATAGAGTGGGATGACATGGATGTAGACACTTTGCTACAGAAGAACGACATGGAAGCCAGATGGTCTTTCAATATATCGTCCCTTACTAGGGTCGTTGAGGGTGTCAATGATGGACACCTTATCGAAGTGGGTGCTAGACCTAACACAGGTAAAACGTCTTTTCATGCGAGTTTGATTGCAGGAGTAAATGGTTTCGCAAGGCAGGGTGCTAAGTGTGTCGTGCTTTGCAATGAAGAGGGAAGTCACCGTGTGGGTCTACGCTACCTCACTTCAGCTACTGGTATGGACAAGTACCAGATAAAAGAGAACCCTAGTAAAGCAAAAGAGTTATATGCACCAATACAAAAGAATGTAAAGCTACGTGACGCTACTGGCAAAGATATGTCTTGGGTTGAGAGTGTATGCAAGTCTTATCAGCCAGATGTTGTTGTCCTTGATATGGGTGACAAGTTTGCTAAGACAGCAGGGTTTGCTAGGACAGATGAAGCATTGAAAGCTAATGCAGTTCATGCTCGTATGATAGCGAAACAGCATAAGTGTGCCATATTTTATATGTCACAGTTATCTGCCGAAGCAGAAGGTAAGGTTGTACTTAACCAAGCCATGATGGAAGGCAGTAGAACAGGTAAGGCAGCAGAAGCCGATTTGATGATTTTGATAGCAAAAGATGCACCTGTAAATAAGAAAGGTGGAGATGACGATGGTGGTGAGGAAAGCACACTGCGTCACATCAATGTTGTTAAGAATAAATTGTCTGGTTGGCATGGTCGCATTGTCTGTGATTTAGATTACAAAACAGCGAGGTATACAGCATGATGAATTTGATGAATTTAGGTATATATAAATTTACTAAAAAAGACTTGCCCAACTTAGAGTCTAAAATAACAATATCTAAATTCAAATCAGATCAATGTGAGGAAGACAATTATGATAGAGCTTATTATAATAATCCTTACAAGAGAGATATTGAAAGAATAGAAAAATTGATATCTTTGATACATGAAGATTTACAAATAGAACATTATAGAGATGGTCTTGTTTTGGTAGATAAAAAATTTGTTGTATCCTTGATAGATAATAACTGGAGAGTTTTAAATAAAAATACATGGTATAAGCACAAAGATATTAAACATTTTGTAAGCAACTATATAAGAAAGGACACAGCATGATTACACAGTTACTATCATTTCTCTTTGGAAACTTAGATGTTAAAGACATCAAAAGAAAAGAAGAACTAAAAGAGACAGCCTTAGAAATATCTAAGAACACATTACGGCAATACAATAAACAGAAAGATGGGTATGTGTATATTATATCTAACCCTGCGTGGGAAGGTTGGTATAAGGTTGGCATGGCTGTTGATTCTCAGGATAGATGTGGAAGTTATCAAACATCTAGTCCTCACAGAGATTATAGATTAGAATACAGCAAGTATTTTCTAAACAGAAAAGTGGCTGAAGAGATAGCACATGACGTAATAAGTGAAATTTCTCTTGACAGAAACGGAGAATGGTTTAGAGTAAGCGTTAATAAGATTCGAAAAATAATCAAAGGAATAGATTATGAAATTAGTGCTTGATGTAGAGAATACTGTAACAAAGCGTAATGATAGGTTACATTTAGATCCTTTTGAAACCAACAACTCCCTTGTCATGGTTGGAATGAAGAGTGATCTTGGTGAACAGGTAATTACCTTTGACCACAGTGAAACAGAACCCACACCAGATGGGCAAAAGATTGTTCAAGATATGCTTGATAAGGCTACAGTTCTTGTATGCCACAACGTATCGCACGATCTCCTCTGGTTGTGGGAGTCTGGTTTCAAGTATGATGGTATTGTTTTTGATACAATGTTGGGTGACTACGTTTTACAACGAGGTCAAAAGAAACCGTCATCACTTGAGATGTGTGCAGAGAGGTATGGACTAGAAACAAAGAAGCAAGATACATTAAAAGAATATTTCAAAAAAGGGTTCTCTGTTCGTGACATACCTCATGCCGAGTTATCGGAATATCTAGTGGCAGACTTACGTGCCACAGATGAATTATCAGATAAGATATTTGGCAGATTATATGGTAAAGATAGTGGGTTGATGAATACTGTTAGCCTTACAAACATGGTAGCTGTTTGTTTGTGTAAGATATATAGAAATGGGTTTGCTGTTGACTACGTAGGACTAGAAGAAGTTAAACAAGAGTTTGAGAAAGAGAAGAGACAGCTTGTACAAGATTTAAACGTACAGGTTAGAGAACTCATGGGTGATGTTCCTATCAATCTGAATAGTCCAGAGCAACTGTCGTGGGTGATATACAGCCGTAAACCAAAAGATAAGAATGATTGGTCTAGCTGTTTCGATCACAAGATGGACTACAATGGTTTTAAAAGCAAAGTTCTTGACAAAGCCGAAACGATATACAAGAAGAAAGCATTTAAGTGTGAAGCCTGTGACGGTAAAGGTGTAATACAAAAGATGCGAAAGGACGGTAAGCCATATGCCAGACCTACAAAATGTTCTACGTGTAACAATCTTGGGTTTATATACAAGAATGTTGGAAATGAAGTAGCTGGTCTAAAGCGACAGCCACCTAACTCACGTTGGGTTAGTCACAGTGGTTTCACCATAAACAAATCAAATGTAGAGATACTTGAGA